ACGGTGACGGGTTTGGACTGATCGGCGATGGCGTCCAGTGAGCGGGCCAGCGTACCGGATTCCCCGGCCTTACCGCTGGCGGTGAGTACGTCGGTTAACAGCACCGGGCGGTTAAGCGGGAAGGTGGCCGCGTCGGCGTCGTCGCCGGTGCAGACCAGCCCGACAATCGCGGTGCTGACGGTGGTGATGGTTCGCGTGCCCTCGTTGATTTCCTCAACGCGCACGCCGTGATGATAATCCTGTGCCATGTGGCGGTTCTCCTGTGAAGGGGTTCCGCTATGGTCTATGGTCCTCTATGACGGGGCACGCGCTGGCTGTTGTGCCGTACCTGACACAACAGACGCGCCATTTTCACGCAGGGTTTTCTGTTCCGGTGCGGGGATATAACGGTAAAGCGTCTTCACTGATACATCCAGCACCAGTGACACCTGCAGCAGGGTTGCGCTCTGCGCCAGCATCCGTCGGGCACGCTCCACCGTTTCCGCTGTCATCTTCCGCCGCCTGCCGCCTATGCGGCCTTTATCACGCGCAGCGGCCAGCCCGGCGCGGGTGCGCTCCACGATCAGCTCGCGTTCCATTTCCGCCAGGGCACCCATGACGTGAAAGAAAAACCTGCCCGCGGCTGTGCTGGTATCAATGCTGTCGGTGAGGCTGCGAAAGTTCACGCCCCGTTCGCGCAGCTCCTCGGTCAGCATAACCAGATGGCGCATACTTCTGCCGAGCCGGTCCAGCTTCCACACGACCAGCGTGTCACCGGGTTGCAGGCAGCGCAGCGCCTTTTTCAGCCCCGGCCGGTCGCTGGTTTTACCGCTTATCCTGTCTTCAAAAATCAGCTCACAATCTGCGCTCTGCAGCGCAATCCGCTGTAAGTCCGTGTTCTGGTCATTTGTTGACACCCTGATATAGCCAATCAGCACGCTGAGTTCTCCGCAAATGACCGCAAGTGTGCCAGCGCGGGCCGGTAGAGGGCCAGGTTATTGCTTCCCGTAAACCTCGGTTTAGGCGACGCGGCAAAAAAGACCGTCGGGAACGGTGTCGGGCAACTGCCTGATATGAGTTTTTTTTCTATGGTGGGCAGCGGAAACGGATACTGCAAATTTCCAAATGGACTGATTCTACAGTGGGGGTCTGGCAGCTTTGCGCAGCAGGCAACCACGACAGTGACGCTGCCTATCACGTTTCCAACAGGGGGATTAGCGGTCGTTGCTAATAAGGGATCTTCAATTCCGCTTAAAGGCGAATACTGCGCAGGTACGCAGATGAGGGATAAATCATCTTTTCTTCTTTCAAATACCGGTCCGGATGCTACTACCCCTCAAGGCATTTGGTGGCTGGCAGTGGGGCATTAAATGAAAAAATACTCGCCTTCAAATAATGCGTTTTACGATACCGCTATCAATAACGTGATACCCGATGATGCGATTGATATTACTGAAACAGATTGGGCCGATTTGCTTGCCGGGCAGGCAAAAGGGAAGCTGATTGCCTGCGGTGTTGATTTCCGCCCGTGCCTTACTGAGCAGCCGCTACCGACAGCAGATGAACTGATCAGCCAGGCGGAAGGCAAGCGCAGCAGGCTGAGGGCTGAGGCCGATACGATTATACAGCCCCTGCAGGATGCGAACGATTTGGCGATAGCGACGGATGATGAGGCAAGCCAGCTCATCGCCTGGAAGAAATACCGCGTCATGCTGATGCGGGTGAATACGGAAGATGTTGAAAATATCCTTTGGCCTGAACAACCAGCATGATAACAAACCAAATAGTTCATTCAGTTCTTCAGCGTTTTTAGCTTAACTATCTGTCTTTATAAAGGAGGAAACATTTTTTACCGCTTATGCTTGCAATTTAATCGTGCATTAATAAAAATCTTAAATGTTGTGTCATAGCCGGGCGCACCTACCGTTCGGGGTAATTAGAAAACTCGCAGGAGTGCTTGATTTCGCTGGCATAGCGTAGAGAATAAAAAAATGAATGCTTACGAGCGTTCAGGCGCTTCACCTCATTTTGTACCTGTCCTTTCATTGGGGGACGGGTATTTTTTTGAGAGATATTCAGGCATTTACCAATTTCGTATAGCTAAGATACATATCAGGACCTTCTCAATGCCAGTTTTTCAGTTATATCTGGCCGAACTTCAGTCTTGTACTGACGGCGCAGACAGACCTTAAGCAGGAAGAGTATTGCCCGGAACCGAACAGACTCAGGCCCGTGACGCATGACGAATTTCCGAAGGGGTACCACCATATAATTTCCTTACCTACCGGCACTATCCCCGGATAGTGAGTCCGGGAATATGATTTTCTTATCTTTAAGCGGCCCTAACATGATAACTTGTTTTTTAATAGGGCTGTTATTCGATCAGTACATAACTCTAATTCAACGACTTAAGCCTCCTTTCCACGCCGGCTCACTTTTCCTCCTTTACGTCCAGCCTCAACTGCTCTTTCCGGATCGTTTCTGAAATTACCGCCGCTGATCTGACCGCCCTTGCGACCTGCTTCTGAGGCCCGCTGCGGATTTTCTGCAAAATTACCTGCCCCACCACGACGTACAGTCATTATCAATACCCCATATTTTTGGGAAACATTAAAAGAGATTTAAACATCGTGCAGGTTTGGATAAAAATCCACAAAAAACAATAATATAATTTAGCATGAAAATTCACCTTATTGCTTATCGTTTCGCTTTTTATGATATTTAATCCTTTCAATATCAATATGCGCAGAGTTAAATTTGTACATAAGCGCCGAATTAGGTATAGGTTTTAGCTGACATAGTTTTAAGAGTAATCTTAAAAGTCAGGAGGCTCGAAACAGAAGTTAAAGGTGAGTCATAAAGAGAAGAGGATTTTTAGGTGCTATTTCATTTAGATAAAGCTCACTTTAATTAAAAATGGCATTGATGACGATTACGGTAATCGATTGTCAAAATTACCTCATAAATTAATAAACATTTTTACCATGTAGTTATAAATTTTACTTCTGCAAGTCGAGCCCTGAATAGAAAAGATTTTAGATTTATCACACCATAGGAAAGGCCAATATTAACTGTAATAAACTGCTCTCTGTACTGGAATGACATTAGGTGTGGCAAGTCAGCTTACCGCCGGAATAGATACCACGTCATACTGATGCGGATTAACATGGAAAATGTTGCAAAAAACCATATGGCCTGTACAACCTCCTTATAGTAAAGCCCGCAACGTTGCGGGCTTTTAGTTACTGCGGTTTCTGCGGCCAGATTACGGCGGGTGCCTCCTGAACGTTCACCGCCTGAACGTCCTGCACATATTTCATCCATGCCAGGAGCGAAGTCTTATCCGCGTCGGTGATTATGTCCAGGCGCAATTGCGTCTGCCATGCCTGCGTGATGCTGTTCGCTTCGCTGATCAGCGCGGACTGCCGTTCTTTGGCTTCTTTGACAGTTGCCGCTTTCTCTTCCTCCGGATCGGTCACCCACTTTTCACCGTCCCACTTATCCCAGGCGGTTGCCGGTTTGAGCGGAGTAGTACCTGCCGGATAGTCGCCCGGCGCGTCAACCAGCACTGCTGCGCCGTCAGTGACTGAATGAACCGTTTCCCCACGGTGATCGGCAACATCCAGCCAGTTCCCATAACGATAAAGCGCTACGCGACCAGCCTCAGTAACGGGCGGTGCGGTGATACAGGCGTTAGCGGGCAGGCCGACACCCTGCGGCAGAAACTCATCGCTGGAGCCGATAAATTCTCCGCTTTCCGCATTAAAATTATATATCTTCAGCGTGCCGGCCGATTTTGCCAGGCCATTTTTATCAAACGTTACCTTAGCCATTATGCAGCCCTCACGATGTAGTTAAATGCCACGTTACGCGGGCGCGCTGAAATCCAGACATTACCGTCGCTACCGTACGCATTATTCACTGATGTGCCGTTAACGCCATTATCTCTCTGAGTGGTTCCGTCAATGTTTGTGTTATTTGGTGCCCTGAATGAGCCGGACGGCGGCACCAGGGTGCGGCTTACAGAATCAGCGTTTGAGTACGGAATGCCGATACCGACAGAAGTACCCTCGTTTTCTCTGCCGAGAAAGTCCATCGTACCTGTGCGAAGATAAGTTGAATCCTGCGCACTCAGAATGGCGCGCGCTGCATCTGCTCCTCTCCCGTCATCCCAACCCCTGATGAATTCTCCGCGCAGATCGGGCAGTTTAAGCGCCGGATACGCCAGCGCCAGTTTCGGATAAAGCGTGCCACTGAAATTGGCCCCGTTGCTTTTCAGGAAAACCATGCCAGACATCGAGGTAAACAGTTCATTAGGCATTTTCGCGTGCGGCCAGGGGAACGGCGAACCGATAACGGGCGTGCCTTCGCCTAAACCGAGGTTTTTGAGAAGCTCAGCAATCAGACCGGCGTCTTTGATTTCTGCCAGCGCATTCGCTGTC